TCAATTTTAGACTTTTCAATCGCTTTGATAACTGCAGCGTTAGCTTTGCCTTGATCCTCAGCCCATGCGCGAAAGATTGCGCGACCTTTCATCTTACGAGAAGCGCGACCTCTTTGTCCTTCTTGTCTTTGATAAGCATTCACAATGGGTGAAGTGCGATTCATCGCCTCAATAAATTGTTCTCCAGCACGAGGGTTATTGCTGACAGATTCGCCTTTAGATCCTGAACGAATTGTCTTTCCAAAATTAGAATGTCCGGGTGCAACTACCTTAGCCAACGGAGCTTGAGGTCTGCCCTGTGGATTTAATCGACCAGCAGTCTCATAAATAGATCCAGATGCTGAAGCATTAACAATACGAGCAAGTGCGCGAAAGCCTGAACGATTAGGTTTTGATGGCGTGGTCTTATATCCAATGCCACGCTTTGCTTCTCCAGATGACCAAACTCGATTGCCCCATGTGCCGTTACCACTTTTAGCCCATCCGCTTAAAGGCGTAGAAGATGGAATAAAGCCACGAGCCTTTGTAGTAATAGGCTTTAAGATTCCAGCGATTTCTTTCTGTGTTTCTTTAGCAAGATCGGGAGTAAATTGTCTAAGGGCTTTACGAAGCTCGATTGCGCCCTTTACCTCTGTTGGCATCGCTCACCTCTTTCGCTTCATCCTTGAGCCCATGCACTAATGCATCGAGCATGGTCTTATCTAGATCTAATAACTGCTGTGGCGCGATTCCCAACCTAATGCTTAGCCTAGCAATTAGATAGGTGAATGGAAGATCGCGCTTTAAGCTAAAGGGTCTGAATCAAGCACCTCGACACTTTTAAGTGTCTCAATGAAATCCATTCCAAAAGGCTTAACAGATTCACCTGACCTGCGTGTTACTTCCCATGCTAACCAATAGACATCGCTTTGCTTTTCTTCATCGCGAAACGCCTTATGGAAGCCCTTTTTAGCGTACTGCTCGAATGAGTACTCCACTGCTGGAGTGATCTCGCCTTCTAGTACGCTTCCATCTGTACGAACTATCTTTAGTTTTGCCATGGTTTTGCCCCTTTGTTAGTTTTTTAGAATGTGCCAGATGTTGTTACTGCAACTGTTGAGTTAGCAGTAAATGTAATCGATTGTGTGCTCATGTCCCCGACAGCGCCGTTGAGATCTGTCGTGTTGTTCACCAACAGGGAAACGGTGTAAAGAGGGTTAGTCGCTGAGACTGCTGTTCCCTTTTCCTGTAGGAATACACATGTGACTGTGGTTCCCCATGCTGCCTGTAGTGTTGCCAATACATTTGCAGATGCTGTGTCATTTAGGAAGTCGATTGTTACAGTTGATGCTTCTAAGCCCTTAACGAACTTGTGTGAAGAATCGCCCATTGCTGTAACTTCCAGCTCATCGAATGTGCGGTTTAGTGTAATGCTTGTGACATGGTCTGAAAGATCAACGGAGTTAATCTTCACACCGACTTTGTTATTTAGAAATACAGCCATGAGATTATTCCTCGTCTTTCTTTGTAGGTGCTGGCTTTGGTGATGATGGTGCTACCTGCCCGATCTTGATCAGGAAGGCTTCGTTTTCTTTTTCCCACTCGGACATTTTAGCTCCAACTCGTAAGGATTGATACGGACATCTCGCAGCTGAGAAGGTCTCCCGATGCAGCGTTGAGAATACTTGGTGCGCTTATCGCGCTTACATTATAGACGAGAGATGATGCTGCGAGTTTAGCGAACACGCTACAGACAGTATCTTCTATCCCGTTAAGGTTTCCTTCATTGTCAAAAAGTGGCACAGTCATAACAATCTTAAAGTTAGCCATAGGACTAATGGTGATGTGTTGATTGTTGCTGGGAGTTAAGTAAGGATCATCTGGAGAGACAATCACAGAGTTAGCAAGGACTGTTGCAGGTGGAAAAGCAAAGGTCTGCCACTTAGCGTTATTGACTAGAGCGGTGGCTAATGTGGTGCGAAGGGTAGTGACTGCAACTGGCATCAGCCCACCATTGAGTTAGGGCTTAGTGCATGAGCGATTAATCCTCGCACCTTAGCGAGAAGCTGTGCGCTCATTCGGTAAGGGCTTGGCTGGAAATCGACAGCGTTACTGCCTGAAAGGGTGGCTGTACGCGCTTGCCAGATCTCGACAGATATCATGAGAGCTGCTTGCTGAATTGCTAAATCTGCTGACCAGTCCACATAAGTGTCTGCTGTTACTGTGCCGAAAGGAAGGACTGGGTGCTCTACTGCTGGAGTGTTGTTATTACCAGTAATGTTAAAGGTGATGTTGTAATCGCCTACTCCAGTGAGAGTCTTATTACCATTAAACTTTGAACCGTTGCCGCCAATGTTAACAGTCTGACCTACATAGAAAACCTTCTCCACTTTGTCCTCAAAGTAGAGAGTCCCTGTTGTTGCTGTGTTGCTGTGCGCAATGTTATAGACAACATTAGTCCAGAGCATAGGCAGTAGAACTGCATCTGTTGCATCACAGACTTCTTGCAAGGTGGCATCTGGGTACAGCGTACCGACTCCGAGGGTTGATCGGAGTTCTGCGACTGTGGTTAGTGCCATGATTTCCTTTCTAAAGACTCTAGGGAGTCAGAGGGCTACTGACCCCCTAGAGCGACTTAGTTACCTGTTTTTATTAAGTTAGGTTGAACTTACGAACACCCTTACCTGACTTAGCAAGGTAGATTGCCAAGTATCCGTAAAGGTTGATCTCGATCTCGCCTGTTGTCAATACATTGACACGAAGCTGTGTCTGTGGTGATTCCCAGACATATACTGAAGATGGTGCAACCAAGAACGCTGAGTTGTCGATTACGCCAGATGCAGCGATGTTGTGATCCACGATTAGGTCTGTGCCTAGTACATTTCCGCGGACAGATGTTGCTACTGCATTACCTGCTGCGTTGTATGTTGCACCCTGTGCTGAGTACAGTGCTCGTCCAGTAGTATCCGCGTAGCCGGTGATTGCTGCCCATTGGTCAGTCGAAGCAACTAGCTTGTTAGCAAAGTCTCCGCCTGTACCCTTGTAAGCTGCTGCGCCTTCTACTGAGATGAATGACTGCAATCCAGCTGCTGTTGCTGCTGTAGTTGCTGCTGTAGTACCTGAAGCGATGAAAGCGTTTAGAAGTGCTGTATCTGTTGCCTTCTCGTATGCCTTGCGTAGTTCTGTCATCATCAATTCCATGAATGCTGGAGATGAACGATCTACTAGCTCGAATGATACGCGCTGTAGTCCTGAGAACTTATTTACATCTACTGTGTCGTATGCAGATGTCATGCCTGTCTCAGATGGTGCTGCGCCTTCGTTTGTGTCTGCAACTGTTGGAGCAGTGTCAGCTGAAGTGGCATTTGTGTAAAGGCGTGGAACTGTAAAGCTCATGCCTGAATCGATTAGTGCTGCGCGTGTTGATGCTTCAAACGCTGGACGGCCTGTAAAGGTGTCAGTAATGAATGTGTTTAGGTGTGGTGCAAGTGTAAGACCTGTGTTAGTTGATGTTGAATCATCTGCAGCGCGAACGATGCGGCGTGACTCGTCATCACCTAGAGCTGCCTTAATGTTAGCCTCTAGGTATTGTGCTGAAGTGATTGGTGCTACGCGCTCGCGCACGAATGTAGTTGCTGTTACAACAGTTGGACGAGCAGCTTCAACCGCTGCTGCCTCTACTGGTGCTGCAACTGTCTCTGGAGTATTCTCCACAGCTGTCTCGCTTTCTGTTGGTTGGGTTGGTGCTAGAGGATGTCCTTCGACTTCCTCAGCTGCTACATCGATAACCTGAGCCGATTTAAATGCTGGCTCCGTTACCAAACTTACTTCAAGCAACTTGGCAGCTGATACAAACATCACATTGCCTTTTTGCTTTGACTTAATTACTTCTACACCTACAGACAGACCTGATTGCAATCCTTCTTCTGCAAGGATAAGAGCCTCTGATCCACGATTAGATCGTGAGACTTTGAACGATGCATAGATGCCATCTTCTTGCTCTGTGAACTGGGTAGCCTTCCCGAGGGGTTGGCGTGAGTCATGCTGATTAAGAAGCTTCACAGTCTTAGGATCTTCTGGAAGTGCGATTGCGCCCTTCTCAAATACGACTTTGCCTGCTGAAGTATTACCGACTTCGCCTGTACCTGCTGGGACGATCTTGCCGGAGATTAGTCTTTCTTCAACATTGGCAATTAAGCCAGATGAGAAGTGGATAACTTGATTTTCCATTATTCGATTCCTTCACTGCCGTTAGGTGTTAGGTCTTCCATCTCCATAGCCTGTTCAACTGTAATCAAGCCTAGAGATAACATCTTTTCAATTACTAGTAAGCGTTCCATTGGTTCTGTTGCTAAGAATGATGAGTCCACATCAAAGCGCACAGAATTTCCACGAGCGGTTATGTCATCCATTGAGAGCCTGTCCTGAATTGCATTTACATAAGGCGCAAGGCTCATCGAAAAGAATTGCTTACGCTCATCTAGAACATTGGCATAAGTCATTGATGAGTTGGCTTCTGCCGAAAGCATATAAGCTGGGATGTTGCATAGGCGAGCAATCTCTGTTGCTAGGAACTGTTGCGCTTCGTCATACATCATGTCTTTAGGTGAGAATGATGTTGGCTGATACTCAAGAGTAGATGTTAAGTATGCAGTTGAGCGATTGTTACGCGCATTCTTCCATGCTGCAAGAAGTCCAGCGATCTCTTTAGGATCTAGGTCTGCGCCATTGTTACGCAATACTCCAGAAGGCATCGGTGTGCTGGCTGCTAAAACTGCTGCCTTACGAAGGTCGATTGCAGCTCTAATTGTTTCAGATCCGCGCTCTAAAATACCTTCATCGAATGATTGAAATGTTACGAGAGATCCGAGACCTGACATCGGAACTGCAACTGCATCGATGTAATACTGAGTTACAGTCATGCCATAAAGATCTGTAGTAAATGTAACTTTAACATTTGGAATCCATTGGAAGCGAGAAGGTCTGCCATCTTCAGCATAGACTTCTGTCACTTGCCAGTATGCAACGCCATACATCATCAATGAATCTACAGTCCACGCCATTGTTACAGAGCGAGGCTGATTAAGAGCTGGCTGATCAACCCACACAGGGTTGCCTAATTCTTCACCTGTTGAGTTACGGTAAAGGTTAAGTGGAAGCCCACCGATAACACCGCTTAAAAGGTTTCGGCATTTTGCAACTGACGGCACAGACATAGCTTCATTGCGTTGAACGCGTGGAAGAATGTAATTGTAAAGGGAGTTAAGATTTTCTCCCATAATGCTAGGGGCGTATTGCGCTAAAAGCGATGAACGCTTATCTTCAGAGATTGCTTCAGTTTTGCGGAATAGACCCATAGTCATAAAGTGTAGCATTTGTCAAGTAATTAGACAACATGCTAGGGGTGTGTCTAACCGTAAATCTGTGGCTTAGGCTGAGGGATCATTAGCTTCGACACGACCATCGCCAAGCCGATAGGGGCTGAAATATCTCCAGCACTCTTTCGCTTGATGATTCTCCAAGCCGAATCGTTTACCTTAGCTGCACAGTTATTCATCTGCTGAATGAACTCGGCTTGCCCATTGTGTACAATGCGATGGTTATTTAACCCTTCAGCAAAGTCTCCGCAAGCTTTGTAGAACTGCTGTCCTGAGACATCCTCGGTAACAACTCCAGAATTAGACAAGCGATCTGCAATCGTCTGAGTGGCATACTTGTCAAAACATACGAGGCGAGGCTTATAGATGTCACACCATGCTTTTATACTTGCAGCCATCTTAAGCTCATCGATAGCAACTTGAGAGCTGTAAGTTTCCAAAATGCCAATGCCGATTCGCCCGTCTGGCAGTAATTGACCAGCAACGAGTGATCCGTTACGCCTACTCGGACTTACATCAAAGCCGAATACTGTGTAAGCACCAATCGACATTTCTAAAGTGCTGTCCGATGTTTCCTCGAGAATGCCGTGTTGCCACGGTGACGATAAACTGTCTATCCACTGACAAAGTGTCTCCGTGCGCGTGTTTTCAATCGGTGAAGTAGCGATCGCTTCTTCAATCGCTTCTTCTGTGATGGTGTATCCCAGAGAGGGGTTAGCCAGAGCCCATGCATTGCGATCGTCTATCTTGCAATACTGGGGTGCTGAGTACTCATAGAATCCAAAAGACTTGGGTGGATAGTCGATAGCTCTTTCCCGTAAGTCGTTGAGTACAGTGCTGAAAGCGTCTCCTGCATTAGAGGTAAGAAGCGTTTGAGAGTTTGGGTGAGCTCTAGTTGTAGGAGTAGCAGCTCTAAATCCATCTTCTGTGATCTCTCGAACTTCATCGATGTAGAGCAATCCATTGACTGATCGACCGCGAGAGCCGTCTCTAGTTGCTGCGACAACATCAAGCCTTGCTCCAGATAGCATCTCAATGCTTTCAGTTCCGTTGGCGTGTCTGATCTGTTTAACGAATCCTTTAAGGTGGTCATTGGTCTCCAATAGGTGAGTTACTTGTCGGAAGGTGTCTAGTGCCATGCTTCTGTTTGAGCTCATGATAAGCACATTAGTGTTCCACTTGATCAAGTGAGCAAGGATGAGCATGCGGGCTAGGTGTGTTTTACCGTTCTGCCGAGCCACAAGAATTAGGTTTGTTTTACGAACCCACATGCCTTTCTTGTCCACAGTGAGCATGTCCTTAAGTACGAACTCCTGCCACGGCATGAGCGGCATCTGGACGATCTCGCACAGGTCTTTAACATCTTGTAGCTTATTTTCGCCCTTGAGAAGTGGACTGTGAAGCCGTGGTTTAGTTGCCCCTCGCAGGGCTTTGCGCTTTTTAGGCTTGTCTGTCATTGACTCGGATTAGGTCGGGTCTTAAAAGGACTGTCCAGCATCGTTTCGGACTGCATCGGGGAGGTATAGGTTGAAAAGACAGGGGGGGTAGCCGTCTGTGCTAAAAAAACACCATCATTGAGCGCACCCTTGCGTAGGTTGCACGATTTACACAGGACACGCAAGTTGTCTAAACTGTGGTCACCCCCATGCTTGCGAGCAATCACATGGTCGATGTGCATCTCGCCCTCATCTGTGCCACATATTTGGCAGAAGCGACCATCGCGCTTAAACACGCGTTCACGCTGTTCTCTATAACGCCTTGAGTTCAGCTTATCTAATGCCATCCCTTAACCTTCCAGTGATTCAATGCAATGCAAGGCTCACCATAACGATGACCAATATAGTTAAGACCCCATACTACCTGCTTATATCCATCTACCCTAGCAAGGTATTGGCTGCGCCCTTGTGGTATTCCATGGTGTGATCCATTCTTAGCTTCTGGTCTCCAATTAGATTCCTTGGTATATAAGACCTCTAGGCATTTATACTCTTTATAGTTATAACCTAATAGATGTAGAGCATATTCTTTATGTGTTACATATTGCACTGGTTTAGAGCCACCTGCATCAGGCATGATGCATAGAGCTATCCCAATAGCTACTAGCACCCCGCGAGCTACGCCCCTCAGGGGCTCGCGGTGAGCCTTTGAGAGGCTCTGCTGTGTTAGCGTACCATCGCTGTCAAATCCATTTGTATAAGTCCTGCTCAGAGCGGTGTTTCGTTTCATAGATCCTCCTAATCACCGGCTGTGGATAACTTCTGTGGATAAATTATAAGTACTTAATCCATCGTTGTTTAGGGTTAGTCGGTTGATCTGTTCTATTAACAATGCCATCTGTTCTGCTCCATTGTCCACCAGCTGTTAAAGCTTCAAGTTCCCAGCCAGTTGCTTTAAGACTTACACCTAATTCTGTGTCTAGAATATAAGTCTGGATCTTGCAATAGCCCATAGCTTTAGCAACACGCGCACAAGCCCCATAGAGCATCGAACAGCCATTGGCTATGCCATCAGTGGCTAATCGTGTTACTTCAGCCGTTAAACCATCATCTAAGTGTCTGGATACTGGTCTGCCCACTACTGCCACACCAACAATCTCAGCATCATGCATCAAGCCAATAGACCACTTGTGTCCTTGTGTAGGTTTGTGATGTCGATGATGTAGAGCTATAAACTCATTAGCTCTTTTAAGAGTTATTGGATGAATGTGCATTTAGTCCTTGCCCCAGCCTTTGCCCTTAAAGTGGATAGGATTGGCAGTTATAACTTTAACCATCGGTTCATTACAATAGTTGCACAAGATCACTGGTCGATTGTTCCATCCGTGATTGATCTCTTGATTAAGATTGCATCTGGTGCACTTGTAATCATAGGTTGGCAAGTTAAGCA